ATCTTCAAACCGGTTCTTTGTAATTTCATAAACCTGTCTGTTGCCATTTCAGCAGGGCTTTTAATTTTTTGAAGTGAAGATGCAGCGTAGTTTATTGCACGGTTTAATTGGTAAAACTGATTTTCACCTTTTGTAACACCACGAAGAACACCTAGCTCAAAACCTTTTCTAAAGTTTTCACTAAATTTTCTAGTGACGTCTTCTTTAAGAAGTTTGTCGTAACTACGACCGGCTTGTTCTAGCCTCTGTCTAAATCGCTCAAGTTCAAACTGAGCTTTTCTAGTATCAGCACCAACTTCTATTTTAGCTCTACCGACATTTTCAGCCATAGTTACAACTCACCTCCTTCTAATCTATCCCAACGGCTGATCCAAAATATTTCCAAATGGAAGTCTGGAATTTTCTTTTATCGGCGTTGGAGCAATATATGGTTTTACAGATTCCTGTCTTGGGTTGAAAGGTTCTATAATTTCTTCTGGTTCAGAAAAGTCTTCTGGACCATCCAGTGCACTTATATCATCGGATTGGCTATCAGGTTCTTCGCTACTTGTATATTTATACGACTTGTTATACATAGACTCATAGAGATTTTTTCTAAACGTGTCTTTGTATATAGGTTCGTACTCGCTAGAGTACCTAAAATCTTCTTCAAGGAAGTAGTGAATAACGTCAAGCATATCTGATGCTTCCATGCTTGCAAGTTGTAGTCCGTTCACTAGTGCCTTTCCGTTGACATACGGCCAGAGATCAACCGCCCAACTTAGGAGGCTGCTGGCCGATCCGAGGGGCGGTTTGAGTACTCCTCAATTAGCCAAGCTGTAATGTCAGACAAAGTTTCAACCGAAACAATTTTTTCTGGATCACTTTGCAAAGCCGTAAATCTTGCATAGCTTTCCTTCAAAAGTACTCTGGAAAGGAACAATTCAACAGCGTCAGCGTTTCTTGTTACATCGTCCGAGTTGCTAGCAGAAATTAGCTCCAAAATTGCCTTTCCCTGGAGCTGCTTGACACAATGAAATTCTTCATCGTATAGTTTGAATGATACGGGCTCAGCATTTGGATCGACGTCGCCGGTTCCAAAATCTTTAAATCGAGTCATTTGTTATCCTTAATTTTGTAGTTAATACATGTGTATTTATAGCTATTTGCTATAGAACAAGTATAAATTATCCTTAAGGTATCTATTTGGCTTAGTTCCAGGATGATTGACAGCTCTAGCAAACACTAAGACTCCCTTACTTCTAAACTTCAAATAAGATCTCTTTTTAGGAAAAATCATGTGCCTTTTTGTGCCTTCATGGTGCATTAGGGCATAGGGAACAGCGGATCCAATATACATTCTTTGCCCATTAGCTATTTTTTTATGTCCATAAATTCTTATCGATCTTTGAAGACGACCTGTTTTAATTCCTACTTGACGTTTTGCCGCCGCTTGAACTTTTATGGCCCGTTTTTTAATCTCTCTTCCAACAGTTCCTCTTGGAGAGTTGAGCATCTCATCTATTTTTTCATGGTAAAGAGTGACTTTTATTGTTTTAGCCATTATGGAACCGCCAACGTTAGTTCAAGACTAACTACTTGAAATCCACCTTCTATGTCAGCAGCTTCTAATGTAGCTATAATTCCAAGACCAAATACCCCGTCCCACATATCAAAAGACTTCATAGAAGACATAAGCACCCAGGCATCAATAGCAGATATTTCTGCACCTTGCTGTATTTTTTCAGCTGTCGGTGGCCGGCCATTCATTCCAACTGTAGGAACTTCACGAGCAATACTTATTGTAAGTATTGCAGTCCTTGGGACGTTACAACGCTGCGGCTCGCTAACCTGATCCCCGGGGCTACCTAAATACATTTGATTAAATGCAACAACTAACTGTTCACAGTCAATTGCTGGTGTGCCCATAGTCCAATATCTACGCTGCGGCAGTGGAACATTGTATGATTGAAAAACGGATTCTACTCTTTCAAGTACTCCGTTCATCATATCTCTTAGATTTAAAGCATCCTCTGAGATATCACCAATGTTCACCGCGGCAGACATAATTACTCTCCTTCAGGAGTTTCTTCTGCAACAGGCTCTACAACAACTTCAGGCTGAACTTCTTCAACCTTAGCTTCTACCTTTTTTGCTGCAGGCTTAGGTGCAACCTTCTTTTCTTCTACCACTGGCTTAGCGACTGAAGCTGCGGCTGCAACACTGCCGAGCATGTCGACAGCGCGGAAGTTTGTCTGAACTGACATACTTACCTTCTTTCTTAGTTATTTAACTTGATCTGGAGGTTTCCAGTCTCAATTTCTGATACGGTAGTAACACCACCAACGGTCTTAGTTGCGTACAGAGTCCACGTTCCAGGATCAACAAATCCTAAAACAAATTTTGCATCACTATAACTAATTGTAAATGAAACAGACTGATTGCCATTATTTACAACAATGTTGCTAGACGCGATGTCTAAACTTTTTCCAGATCCAGAACTTCTAATTGTAACTACCGGGGTCCAGCCGGTTCCGTCAAAAAAAGTCGAAACATCTGCGCCAGTCTTTCCTACTGAAGTCCAGGTTGCAGGGGTATTTTGAACAACAGATATGTCAAAGTTTGCATTTGCCGTCAAAACTAGATCTTTAGGCGTGTATCTGCGAGCTCTAGGAACATCTGGACTAAATACCCTAGTTCTTGCTCTAGCTTTATCTGGATTTACAGATTTTAAAAATAGATCAATTGCATATAAACCAGTTCTAAGATCGTCTATAAAGTCTTGACTGTCTAATAGTGTATAAGAAACTCCCTGACGAGAAATAGAAGTAATACGCTGAGGGAGCATACATTCATCATCTCCCGCCCACAGTTTAGCAAATTCCATAGCTAAAGTTCTAGCAGCCATTTTTCCAGCAGTTGGAATTGGAGATCCATATGTATAAGTAACTTCAACGTTACAAGGTGTCCACGGAACTCCAGCAGTCGCCTGAATGGTGGAATGATCAACCAAATAATAAGAGTCTGGACTTAAAATAGTTCCATTCATGTTCCTAATTGAATGAATTTTAGTTACTGGACGTCCTCTAAGTTTGATACGAGATTCGGGAGAAAGACCATCAGAGATCAGTTCAGTATATTCTTGAAAGTCAGCTACAGGGATATTGTAAAGCTGGCCAGATACTAAAGTTCCATAATAGTTTCTAGAAGACGGGCCCAATCTATAGGCTCTTTTTGCACAAACGTATCGTTCAGTTACCGTGGTTTCTCCAGTAAATTTACGTCCAGACATAGTCCACATTAGGTAGGAGGCAGTTTCACAAGCCTCTTGAGCAAACTCGGTGTTTGCATATGAGCCTAGTTCAGCTGGCTGCACCCATAGTGAAGTTCCCATGTATATCTCCTAGATATGAATCAGGCGGCGTACTGGCATGTCTTGCACACCAAGGCACGCCGCCTTCATCAGTTAGTTGCTATTAAGAGGTTGGATCCTCGTTTGACTTAATTACGCGGTCAAGTGGAACATCAGGGTTGTAGTTGATGTTACCAGGAACGTTGTAGCCAGTTGTAGCTGATGTACCAGCAACTGCAGACGATACGCTAGCACCAGAAGTGGTAGGAACGGCCAGAGTTGTAATTGCAGTTCCACGAGTTACCTGAGCAGTAGCAGCTGCTGATTCAGTAGCATTCAGTGTTGTTGTAGATAGGGTCGCAGTAAAGGTGTTTGGACCAGTAACTGTGATTGCCTGAGTAGTAACGTTGAATGTTGTTGTAACCGCAAAACCAGTAATAGTTACAATTTGACCTGTAACTAGACCGTGGTTTGCTGCAGTGAATGTGCCTAGAGTAGTTGTTGTAGCAATAGCTGACTGAACTGAAGCACGACGAGCAACTGAAATACCAGTTCCTGAAGTACCTGCAAGAGCAGTGAATGTACCGTTGAAGATGTTACGAGTAACAATCGCTGATGGACTGTTAACTGCGACGCTAGTTACAGCAGCAGCGTTGGTCTTAGCGTAGGTGATGTCGTTAGTTGACACTGTAGCTACACCGTAAGTACCATCAAATGCACTGTCACCAATAGAAACAATAATTCTGTCACCAACAACTACACCGTGGCCAGCTGCAAGAGTTAGCGTTACGGTACTAGTGGTAGCAGCTTTATTAGTTACTAAAGCAAAAGTATCAACGTTTGCTACGTCTAGTCTATCGCCAACGCTGAAAGAGTGGTTTGCAAGAGCACCACCTGCACTAACTCCAGTATTTAGAGTTATTGCACCAGCAGTTGTAATTGCATAGTCTCTAACATAAGAATTAAGACCATCTAGAGAGTTGACTGCAGCATAGTTTGGAGTACCAAGTTCAGCAAGACCTTCACCAACATAGTTCCAAGTGAAGAAACCATTTAGACCAACTGGTGCCCAAGTTGTACGTGCATATGAGTATGGACGCTCTGCAGCAGTTGGGAACTCCCAACGACCATCAACACCAGATGCAAAGCTAGCATTTCCTAGACCGTAGCCCTGGAATGTGTTAGCAAGCATACCGTTTTCAATAACACGGTCACCAGATTGACGTAGCTTAACAAATGGGAATACCCAGTGGAAGTATGGACGAGTGCTTGCGCGCTTTCCATCCTTAACTGCCCATGACCAAGCTTCAATGGCAACACCGTTACCTGCTGGGTCATCTCCAACGCCTGGAGAAGCCCAACCAACTGATAGGTTGTTAGCAGAAGCAAATGTACCGACGTTCTTGCGAAGTAGTAGACCACCAGATAGTAGAGCAGAAAGTTCTGGATCTGGCTCACAAATTGCAAGTTCCATAGTGATACGCTTTAGAGTGTCTGGAGACTTGAACGTTACGCAAACAGCACCATTGGCACCCTTTTCGGTGATCTCATCGCCTTCTTCGTATTCAGGGGTAAATGACAGACGCATAAAAGCTGAGGTAGTATAACTGTCACCTGGCCCAGTTTGTAGATTGCCAGCTGCGTCCAAGCGGGTGACACGGATTGACACACCTTGGATGCTGGCTGCATATTCTTGAGTAGGCATTGCCTTTTCTCCTTCTTTTAGATTATTGAGTTGGTTATGCTGCGGTCAAGTCGACGCGAACAGCAAGGTGTATCGAGGTATCAAAGTAAACCGCTGCAGGGCGGATCGCTTTTAACCTCATGTCATTTTGGTATCCTGAGACATCAAGAGCTTGCGCTAAGTTGTCGTTTACGACATCGATGTTGCCCACATAGGTGCGGACAGTTCCGGTGGCATAAATCCATTTGGCAGAAGTTGTTCCTAACTGCTGAATGTAGCCAGTAACAGCTTCTGAAGAAGCGTTGGTCGAGCTGGCAATAGTAATTGTTACAGAATCAGCATCTACTTTGCTAACAACAGCAGTAGACGTAGAAGACTGATCAATGTTTGCCCCAACAACTGAGTAGCGAACAGTGTCGCCAGCAAGTAGGTAGTGAGGAGTAGATGTATTAATAGTTAAAGTAGTGTTACCCGAAATAGCAGCAGTAGCAGCAGCAATGCGAGGACCGTTACCCGAGTAACCGCCACCAACAACTACCGGTGTTCCGCCCATAGTCTGTAGGTGGTCTTTTGCTTCTTCATGGAAAAGCATATTTGAGTTGCTCGACAGAAGAGCAACAACGTCGCGAGTAGCGTGGATAATTCCCTGCTCACCGGCATCCGATGTTTGACCAATACCATTTTCCAGCACTGCTAAAGCACGCTTTGACGAAAGACCCGCGCCATCAAGAACGGTGACAGCCGCAGATGTTAGACAGCGATTAGAATGACCTTGTCCAATTCTAATATCTCCATCCCAAAGCTCCTGCTCCATAGCATGCTGAGTTACAGCTTCAAGTTGACGCTTTAATCTTTCAATACGGTCTAACCCTAAGAATCCCAACGCGGAACGAAGTTCTTCTGCCTCAATAAAAAATGGGTCAATTTTAGTAAAATAATTAGGGACAGCTGCGGTTACAACTACAGAACTAGTAGTGTCAGTATCATCCCAGTTTTTTGCTGCATAAAGTTCAGTCTCATACTCTTGCGAAAAGCCGCGGATCCATTGATCTTCATCGGCTGAGTTTTCAGGCTTTACTACAGCGAGTAGGCCAAAAGCGGAGGGCACAATCTTTGGTGCCTCTACAACGCCATTCTTAGGAAAAGCCATTTCAAATCCTTAATGTAAAGTTTGGTCCTGTTACTGGGGTGGCCTTTTGACGGGCCACCCCAACAACTAGGGGTTTATCGATTAAAGCTCGATAGTAGCTGCGGCAGTGTTGCCTGTGGTGTCGCGTAGAGCTGCTGCAACACCGTTGACCGAGATGGTCGAGGTGATCTTTAGAGATTCAATACCGACCTTAGCCACGTTCTCAAAGGTTTCAAGGAACATGATGTAGTCGTTAGTGCCAACAAGGGTGCTGTCACGAACGATACCTAGGTCTAGAGTTCCACCATCTAGGAAGATGAAGGTACCCTCTGCGAACAAATACCATACCAAGTTGTCTGGGAACTCGTTAAGAGCAGCAGAACCGGACTGGGCACCTAGCAAGTTGTTGCTAGAGGTGTTTGAATCTAGATAAGGGGTTACGGTTACGTTAAGAGCTGACAAGTAACCATCAATTTCTGACTTAGAAACTGATAGAGTGCCGTCTCCTGGCATAGCTAGAGTTAGGTCAGCTGCCATTGCATCGTAGAACCATACTGGAATTACGCAATTTAGCTGAGTCTCTGGAGCCAAGCGGTGACGCTGACGGAAAGCAACAGCTGCACGACGAACCTGTACCAAGAAGTCACGACCAAAACCGATTAGGTTAGTGGTGGTAACAGCAGTAGAAGCGGTGTCGATTGCTGAAACTAGTGCCTGCTCTGCTTCACGTGCGTGCTGCACAAGAGCTAGCTCATTGTGACGAGCGATCAACTCTGGGTAAGCACGAGTCATCAAGTTACCAAACTTGACCTGTAGGGTCATAGCATATGTAGAAACAGTGTTCTCATAAGCTGCAGTAACCTGCAAGCTGGTCTTGGTTGCGCCGCTAGGAGCTAAGTCCGTAGCTGCAGTCCACTGACCAACAGCGTTAGCATAGGTAGTGTAATCGCTTCCATTTGCAGTAAATCCAAGAGCCAAGCTAGGTGGAGTTACGAAACGAATACCGCCGCGGTCAGCCTGGAAGCGTGGCAAAGAGTCACGAACTGGGCGAACGTTGGTTGAACCAATGCTGTAAATGTCATACTTGACCTCGAATGGAGCTGCGTGACCACCGGAAGCAACAAGTGCCTCTGGGCCAGCGACTGCCTGGATCTTTGCCATGTTTGACTCTGCATCGGTGCTTAGAGTGCGTTCCTCTGGATACTGAGTAGTTAGAGACGCAACGATGTGCTGCTCTCCATCTCCTCCGTTAACACGACGAAGCGAGTGGATACGCTTTTCCATAGCCTGAGCTACTTCGTACATGTCGTTGATTGGACTACCAGCGGTGTATCCAGGAATGTCAGCACCAGCGGTAATTGCTACCGGTGCTGGCTCTGAAACCTGAACTACAGGCTGACGGTCAGCTGGAGCCTCAAAAGGCTGTTCTGCTGTGGCGGTCACTGGGGCCTGCCCTTCCTGCTCTTCTTGAGCAATAGTACTTGAGTTTGGTTCTTCAGTAGAAAACTCGGTGTCTTCTGCTGGGACCTCAGCTGGAGTGTCTTCGACAACTTCGGCTGGAGTCTCTTCTGGTGCTGGAGTCTCTTCTACAACTTCAGCGGTTGGATTTTCTTCGGATGAAAGTTCAGAACCTTCTACCGCAGTAGCAGACGCATCGACAGATTCGGTGGAGTATTCAGATTCAGCTTTCTTCTTCTTGTACTCGTCATCCTCTTCCTCAGGAGTCTCGACAACCTCTTCAACAGGAGCTTCCTCTACAGGCTCTCCTTCAACAGGCATATCTTCTGGAGTTGCTGGCATTTCCTCTACAGGCATGTCTTCGCTTGGCATATCGCCCTCCATAGTCTCCTCGTCACTTCCCTTAACGCGCATAGCAGCTTCTGCAGCTTGCGAAGCAAGCTCTTGGGCGGCCATCTCACGCTGCTTGGTTTCGCCGCGAACGGCGTCAAGCATGTCGGCAAGTGACGTCATAGCGTCAACTGATTCAGCGGTAGGCTCCTGGGATTCATACGATTCAAATTCACTAATGATCTGACCTTGAAGAGCTGAGATTTGTTCATCTGTAAGCTCTGACAAGCGATCAACCTGTGATCTAATCTGGTCCACTACTGGGCCTCCTTAATAGGACAGTTGATAATGCTCATGGGTGAGCATTATGCTAATCGGTTCAAGGTAAAGGGACTTTGACGCATGTAAGCGAAAGGCACTCCACCTAGCTAATATTTTACATTAGTTTTTACTTGTTTATTATTTAAGTTAGTAGTCTGAGCATTCTAGACATAACAGACGATATGTCTGCCTGGCTAAATAGGTCGCCACCACGCATAAATTCCCTTATGTCGGCTGTGGCGTCCCTGCTCTCCTTCTCACCTAATTCTTTTCCTACCCTGTCAACCATATTTGTCATAAGGTTTTTTAAGGCAGGAGGTAGGTCGCTAAACCTAAGTTTGGTATTCTCGTCTCCAAAAGGAAGAGGTAGATTACCTAAAACTTCTCCCAATTCACGAGATGCTGCACGGACATTCTCTAAAGAAGGACCAGTCAAAGAGTTTGAATCTATACGATCTAGAAGACCAATCAGGCCTTGGGCAGCATCTGCTGCTTCAGCGTAGCTTCCAGTTTTATAGATTTTCTCAACATTGCTTATTTCATCAACTACATTTTGTAATCCAGAAGTGCCAAGATCAAGTTTTAGTCTACCTAAAACATCTTGAAATCTTCCTGCGTAGTCGCGCGGCTGATTGATTCCAGGTGTGAATTTGAAACCCTCTTCTTCAGGATTTCCGATAATCTCCTTGTCTCCTTCTGAAGGAATAGGGACATTATCTTCCATTACTGGGGCCGGAGCTTCCTCCGGCACAGATCCATCAGCCGCCAATGCTTTTCCCAGGCGTTCCTTTATAGCCAAAACTTTTTGACTAAGATCGTCAGCACTAGCAACTACTGGCTCTTCTAAATTAGAATCTGCTGTTTTTGCAGCAATTCTTGCTCTAAGATCATCTGCGCTAGCAGTTACTGAATTAGTTTTCCAGTTTTCTGGAACTAAATGGCGTACATTTAATTTTCCAGCCATCTTGATAATGTGCTTTTTAACATCAGCTTTGTGACTTTCTTTTGCACGTCCATAAGCATGAATTGCAGCTCTAAGATCTTCTACGTTACGAATAGGGAATGATCCGTCTGGAAGGGCTTTACCTTCTTTAGCTAGACCTTCTCTAACTTCACGAGAAATGTATGTAAGCTCTCCATCACGAACTCTAGCTGATAACTCCGCTATTTGAGCCGAATAATCCTCAAGTTTTGATTCTGAGCTATTTGCAGATAGTTCAACAAATCTTAGATTTTCTAGTCTTTCAATTCGAGCAGCTAGTTCAGCAGTCGGATCAAGTTTCATCTTTGCTAGTGGTAAGGCACCTGCAGCAACCAGGGCCATTACCGCACCGGATGCAACGCGAGCACGGGCAATCGGAAAGCCAGGAACGTTAACCTGACAAACAGCAACAAGCTCAAGTGAGCCACGAATTGGACGCCAGTCACCTGAAGGAGCAGATGCACGAAGTGCGCGAATCTGTTCAGGGCTTGCAGATGGGCGCAAGGCTCCAGCTACCCAGATGCCATAAGCATCTTCACCAGCGTGCACATCCGCGATTGCAGATGCAGTGTCGTCGTAGTGCTTTACTGCCTCAGCAGCACTTGCTTCCAAAGAAGCGTGGCCGCCAGCAAGAGTTAGCTGACCAACAGGAACATCCTTGCCTGATTCGGTGCGCACTACTCCGGTGTGGAAATAAGCGTAGTTACTCTTACTACGCGGTGGTTTTGTTCCATATGCCAGTCCAATGTGATCGACGTTCCAAGCTGCAATGTGGCCAAAAACTCTACCATTGTCGTCGACAGTGATAGGAGTAGCTTTATCTAGTCCTGGATTGTTAAACCACTCGGTAGGCGGAACGACTGGGATTGCGCCTGCAATAATACCGCAAGCAATTAATGCTTGGGTATTAGCATAATCCGAGTCATCTTGATAGACGCCGTCGGCAATCATACTATCCTCCTGAGGGGTGTTTGTGGTTTTTTCTATGATAATTTTGCATTCTTGAAATGCTGGCTTAGGTACAATTGTAACAGCCATTACACGTGCTTTATTTATAGAAAGTTTGCTCTTTCCTAGATCATCGTCACCTTCAGCGGCTTCATTTTTGATCTCTTTTGCTTCAAACTGATCTAAATCAGCTGATACACCTTTTATAAATCCATTCTCAATGAGTCTTTGAACTTCTCTTCCATGAGGACTTGTATCAAAAACTCCATAAGCATTTCCGATTCCCATTGGAGTTCTTTCCATACGGTCAATACGTCCAACAACCACGGATCCCATATGACCTTCAGCTGTTTTAATCTGCCACATAAGAGGGAGTGGAAGTTCTCTAATACTTAGAGCACCTTTTTTAAACTTACGTCCATCGCCAGATTCTAGATCTTCTGGAATAACCAATGGAATCTTAAACTTTAGACCTTCAGTAATAATTCCAGAAGCAGCAGTTAAAGACACTCTTCTTCTAGCTTCTTCAGCTTTTGCCAAAACTTGCGCTTTTACAAGAATGTTGTCAGTAGACTCTAAAATTTCTGTGCTGAAGACGTTCTTACCGCCTCGTTTTCTTCCGTAAAGTTGACGATGTTTTTTATCTCCAGTCCACATACCTGTCATTTCCTTGTGGCGTAGAGCACAGTACCCCTTGGCACGCGGGCCTAGGTACTTCTCAAGCTGTCTTACACAGCGAGTCCAGTCTCCGCCAGTACCCCAGCGGATTTTTAATCCACCTTTACCAACAGTCCAGTAACGTCTAAGCTCTTCCGCTTTACCTCTATTACGATCCAATCCTCCGGCTGAAGTTACAGCAGATGGACCCCACAGAACTGTCAAAACGTGGTCCAAATCAAATGAAGCAGAAGCGGCTACCGGCTCGGAAGACTCGTCAACTTGCAAAAGAACATCGTTCAATGTTGCTTTGTCAAGAGGTACTACTGGAGGCGGGGTTGCAGATTTAAAGTCATTCAAAACTCTAGGGTCTCTAACCCACTTACCTTCTTTACGAACATAAGTCATTGGCTTTGGAGATACAGAGCTTTCCGGAACAATTGCAACAAGATTTAATACAGCTCTTGGATCATCTTGAGCAACTACAGCCAAATAGATTGGTTTTACGTCCGAAGTTTTTGGGGTCATCTGATAACCCTTATCAGGCTCAGTTGCAGCTACTACAGGCTTTGCCCAAGAATCGCTTTCGTTTTCTGATTGAGTTTTCTTAGGCTCATTTACAGACTTAATCCATTTTCTAAGGAGAGGATGGTCATAAACTGCTTCGGAAGAAGTTTCTTCTTTCTCTTCTCCAGAACTTTGAATACCTCTTAGAGAAGGTTCTCCTGCTGCAGCACGCTGAGAGTCCACCCAGCCAGCCCAGTCGTAAAGCAGATTGTGCAGGTCATTTCCTGTCATAGACGGAAGATCTCCTCTAATCAAAGCTCTAGGTCTATCAATTGGAGATCTAGGTCTTCCAAGAATTCCAGCTGTGTCCAACGGATGAGAGAAATCTCCTAGTGGAGGAGCTTCTTTTTTCATCCTTTCGGCTACCGGATTAGTAGCATCTTTTGATGCACCCTGAGGAGCAAATTTTCCGCCTCTATCTCTAACCTGCCTCTGAGCATTTTCAGCTCGTTCTTCTGGAGTGTAGACGTTAGATCCAATAGGATCTTCACCGGCTGCGGTGATAGTTTTGTCAAGAAGTTCAATATCAATTTCTTGGTAAGCTTCTGCTGCAAGCATTGCTTCATCTGCATCAATATCAGCAATAGACACACATTGATAAGGGTTTTGTTGAAGTCGAGCAGAAATAATAATTGCAGAATCTGGATCAACCGCTATGTGAGTTTTTTCAGTGTAGTCTTCATCATCATCTAATTGCTTGTCGTAGTCCCAGATAGTGCCATTTATGTTTCCAAGATTGTCCCATTGTCCGTCATCCCAGACGTATACATCTCCAGTCTCGACAATTTTATATAGTCGATCTATACCAGAGCCGTCCATACGAACTCTAGCTATAAAGTCTGGAGCAGAAATAGGATCTAGATATGATGATTTAGTAAAATCTTCTACATCCGCATCGTACTTGTTTTTTGGTAAATAAGAGTACAAATCTGGCTCGATGTAGCCATCTGCCTTCATTGCTTTATTTTCACGTTCAACGATAGCCTGGGCCCAACGCCAAGCGGT